AAGCAGGAAAAACAGACGTAACATTAGACGTTAAGAGTTTAAAGTTAGATGAAGCAAGTCTAGCAGATATGAGAAATAATCTAGTTCCAGAATTAGAAAATTTTAGAAAAGAATTTGCAAAGTCTACAGAAAAAACATATCAAGTTAGATCTGTAGATAAAAATACTGGAAGATTAATTACAGAGTTACAAACTTTTACATACATGACAGACAAAGCCAAGGAGTCATTAAATAATTTATCAGGCTTTATTACAAATACCAGTAAAAATGCTGCAGCAATGTTTAGATATGGATTAATTGACGGCAAACAATTTGAATCTACAATACAAACTGTCATGGGGTCATTAGATGGATTAAATGAAAAAGCAAGAAAGACTGCACTGATAGAAATTTTTACATCGATGAATAAAAATGCTAAAGAGTTTATTGGTAATATAACTAATGCACAAACTCAAATGAAAATTTTAGCACTCATGTCTTCTGGTTTATTAACTGGTTCTGGAAAATTGGGTGCAGAAGACTATAATCCAATATTAGGTGCATTGTCACAACCTGCAGATAGCAAGGCGTTTGGAAGAGGTGTTGCTGCCATTAACAAAGAATATGAAAAAATGTTTGGCTGGATGGAAAAATTAGGAAAAGAAGAAACCAAGGGTACAAAGAATCTTGGAAATACAAGTGGAGAAAAAAGTCCTTTACAACAACTAAAAGAAAAAATCCAAGATATGAAAAAACAATCAGATGTTTTAAAAATATTAAGGGACAATAATGTTGATTATGCTACAGCACTAGATATGGCAAATGATGCAACAATGCGTTCTCTAGTTTTAGATGCAGCCAAAAAAGGAACACTTAAAGGCGTTGTTGACCTTATGAAAGATTTAACTGCTGCAACTAATAGATGGTCACAAGTTCAGGCACAATTACAAACACCAGAAGAAAAAAGATTAAGTTACTTAGATAAATTATCGGCAGCCGTTGCTTTAAATGAAAAACTTATAGATATTCAGTCTGCTCCAAAAATTAAAGCATACAATGATCAAATTAAGGCACAAGAAAAAGCCCTAAAGGGAGTTAATGATCAAATATCTAAGATTACTAAATCACAAATAGATCCAATTCAGGCTAAGATTGATGCTAATAGTTTTGCTTTAGAAGGAATAGCATTAAAAGAAGATGCAATTAATAAAAAATATGATGAACAAATTACAGCATTAACAAAAATTGAAACAGTAAATCAAAATATTGCAAACATACAAAGACAACGACTTTCACTGTCGGACGCTATTACTTCTGGAGATATTTCAGCAGCAGCACAAGCAGTGCAAGAAATTAGAGCGCAACAAACACAAGATGCAATATCAAGCGTTAGAGATAATCTTACAAATGCAAGAGATCAACAAATAGCAGCCCTTGGAAGAGTTCAGTTAGAACAACAAAATAAAGAATTGCAGTATCAGATTTCTGTAATACAGCAACAACAATTGCTTGATTTAGAAAAACAAAAAACACAATTAGAGGATAACTTACAAAGTTTAAGAGATCAACTTTCTGAATATGAGGCTCAAGTTGAACAAAGCAAGGAAAATGCTAGGTATGCTGGTCTCACAAGGCAAGAAATTGAAAATCAAAAAGATTTAATAACTCTAGCAAGAGATGCTGGAATTAAATATAGCGAAGTTTTGGCGGGGGCAGCATCAAATGCACAAGCAATGGCCAATGCTCTATTATTGTCATTACAGTATCAACAGGCAATGGCTGGACTAGGTGGCTCTGTAGGAGATTCAGGTTCAAGTGGAGACGCAGGTACTAGTGGTAGCGATAAGTCCTCTACAGGCAACGACAAGGCCTCTACAGGTGCCACTGGAACAACCTCTAAGACAGTCAAGGCTACTTCTGGACAATCTTTATCAAGCATAGCCAAGGCCAATGGAACCACTGTTGCAAAGATTCTTGCTGCTAATCCAAAGTTTACAACAGATAAAAAATACAATGGTGGAAAAACAATATTTAGTGGTACAACTGTTAAGATACCAGGAAAAATGTATGGCGGTATTGTTCCAGGATATGGAATGGTAGATAGCATACCAACAATGCTCACACCTGGTGAGTTTGTAATGAATAGAAATGCAACTCGTAAATTCTTGCCAGCGCTTAAGCAAATGAACCAATCACTATATCCACAATCTTTTGGATCAGGTTCAAATCCAGTAGTTGCTAATATAAGTTCATCTAATACACAATTTGATAGAACAGTGTATAATTATAATTTAAGTGTAACAGCAAACTCTACAAATGCAAGTGCAGATGAAATTGCACAAACTGTAATTGCTCAAATCAAGAGAACTGATTCACAAAGAATAAGGAGCAATAGACAATGACAAACTCAACATACCTATCTGGTAGAAAAAGATATGGTCGTGCTCAAGGAATGTTGTGGTCTAAAAACTTAGGTACATTGACTAATGGATTTTATATTCCTTCAGGATATGAAGTTGGTGCAGAATACCCATCTGGAACTTTAGATTCAGATATTGATCAATTTTTAATTTTATCAGATCACAATAGAAGTACTATTAATATTGTTCCAGAAAGAATCCAACAAAGAACTAGAACAATTAATGGTGGTATGAGATCATACTACATAGCAGATAAATTGAACATATCTACATCTTGGGAGATGTTGCCATCCAGATCATATAAAGATGGCTCTGGTAATTTTCAGGAAGATGGAAAATCTTTAAAGCACAAAACTCAAGAAGAGTACACTGCAGATGCAGGTGCAGGTGGACTTGATATCTTAAATTGGTATAAAACTAACACTGGTCCATTTTGGGTATATCTAGCATATGATGCTGGACCAACAGATATTAATGAATATAAATACAGTGAAATTATAAAAATGTACTTTAAAAGTTTTTCATATGACGTTGTTAAGAGAAATAGCACATCTGATTATTGGAATATTAGCGTTACCTTAGAAGAGGCTTAATATGTTTAGTAATCAAGATTTATTGGATTATTTTAAGACATCAGAAGATATATCAATTCAGTCTCTAGTTCTTGCAGAATGGAATTTAAATATTTCAGATAATATAGAGCAAATTGGTAATTATAGATATCGACCAACAGACTCAACAAGTCTATATAATAGTTTAACTCTTACATATGACAAAGCAGATGCTGGATCATATTTTACAGATGCAACCCTTTCATATGTTACTGTAGCAGATAAAGTAGATAATTCTGAAGTGCCACAATCTTTTGAAAAAATAGCAGATAAATACTCTATGCATTATTCTCTTGAGTCATGTATAGAACCATTTAGGCCAAGATCTGGCATTAATAAATTATTATTTTTAAATGGAAAAAATCTACCAGCCAATAATTATTTCGGGGGCAACAGGCCAAGATATTATCTGTCTTCTAAAGATGATCAATTTAAATACTGGACGTCTTACAGAAAAGAAGATGGACAAGAACGAGGAATTGCCAATAAAAAATCTAATGGATTAAATATGATAGATGATGCTTGTCCATTTGTTGTATATAAAGAAGAGATTCCTGCTAATCGCATTGTTATTAAATTACAGACCAACATAGGTTCAATAAATGTAGGGTCACTGCAAACACCGTATGGCTCAATAGAAGATCCATTTTATATTGAATCAAATAAAACCGTGCCATCTAGATTTAAGATTCAAGTTTTAAAAAATGATAGTTGGGTTGATATATTTTCATCCCTTGAAGGAAGAACTAGAAGTGATGGAACTCCAATTTTTGGGGCAGATGGATATCTAGAATTAGAATATAAAGACGGTGGTTGGGGAATATCAACTGGAGTTATTACTTCAAATAGTAGTTTTGTTACTAATATATCTGATCCATTAACATCAATAGATCCAACAACTGGCTTACCAATAAATACAGAATTTGAATATATACGAGGAATTAGACTAGCAGTACAATCAATGAATAAATTTGATTCATGTTTAGACTTAATAGAAATTTCTCCACGATTGCTTATTGATCTTTCTGATCGTGTATTGAATTATAAAGTTACTAAGGTTTTGTCAGACATGTCCTCTGGACCGCTACCAGTTGGACAGTTACTCGCATCTGTTGGAGAATTAGTTATTTTTGATGATGAACGTTCATTTAATCCAAATAATACAAATAGCATTGTTCATAAATATATAGATAAAAATGTTAAGATTCAATTTTTTGAAAACATATATGATAATGGAGAAATAGACTACCTTGTTCCAATTAAAACAATGTATTCAGATGGCTTTTTAGAAACAAATCAAAATGAGGCATCAGTAAAATTATTTTTAAGAGATTTTTATTTTTATCTAGAATCTATGACAGCACCACAAATGTTGCTGACAGATATTTCTTTGAGTTATGCTGTGTCAGTCTTACTAGATTCTATTGGTTTTAGTAACTATACATTTAAAAGAGTTGACGGAGAAGTTGACAATATTATTCCATATTTTTTTGTAGCACCAAATCAAAATATTGCACAAGTATTAAATGAGTTGGCAATGTCTACACAAAATGCAATGTTCTTTGATGAATATAATAATTTAGTTATTATGAGTAAAAGATACATGATGCCAGAAACTGGTGAAAGAGAAACCGACTTCACACTTATTGGAACTGATAATTCATATCAAGATGGACTAGTTAAAAATCAAATTAGTGCAAACCTGCCAAACATTATTTCTTTTTCTTCAGACAATAAACAAGTTTATAATGATGGAAAAATTGACTATACAACAAGGTATATACAAAGACAATATGCTTCTATTAATCAGGCTGGGCTAGTTGATCAAGAAAAAACATGGACATATAAACCAGCATTACTTTGGGAAGCATCTGGAGATGATGCAACAAAATCAATTAATCAACAGGTTTCAAAGCAATCTAAATATGTCTTGGGTGCAATGCCACTAAACACTGATTTGACAGATGATGTTCCACTTGTAGTAGAAAATGAACTTATTAACAATGTTTTTGATGTTGGAGAAAATGTTTATTATCTAACAAGATATAACGGATATCTATATTCATCTGGAGAAATTATAAGATACGATGCTGCACAATTTAACATTTCTGGAATTGGCAATGTATGGATTTCAAGCAATGCTGAGTATCAAGATTATTTTTCTAAACTTCCTTTTAATGGAAAAATATATCCGACTGGACTATTAAGAATATTTTGTACCCCATTTTATGAAACCATAAACGGTATTAGCCAATTAAGAAATGGCAACGTTTTAGAACATGGCAGAGGCCAGTTTGGTACTAACATAACATATCACTATGCTGGTATCGCTGACTATTGGTCAGATAATAATAATATTCGTGGATGCAATATGAAGTCTAATTATTTATTTACAACAGAAGTAGATCCAGTATTGCCTTCAACAGTAACTGGGGCAGCAGGTGTGTCTAATGTTAAGGCAAAAGAGGCTACAAGAAATGGAATTATTAAAAACTTTTTGTCAACTGCATTTTTAAGTGAAACTGAAATTAATAATTTAAAGGCAACACAAACGGGGACTATTCAATCATCCGCACTCATTGTTACTGGTCCAAAGTTTAATAGTGATGAAAAGCCAATTGACTTTGTTTCATATGTATATAAGCCATTATCAGATTCATACAAGCATTTTGGAACAAGAATGAGAATTGTTGGCAAAGTTGAAAATGACAATAATAGTACACAATCCCCTTATGGTGGTTTTGGATATTATCAAATTGCTGGTAAGACTCCAGATTTAAGTCCTACAATTTCTGGAGGATCTGGTGGTCTTGCAGTATTATTAAATCAAGAAAATAACAATGGATACTATTTTGAAATTGTTGCATTATCAGAAAAAAATATAGACTCATACATGCAAATAAATGATAATGGACAAAGTTCAACAATTATAAACAATGTTGTATTTTATAAAATTAAAAAAGATGCTGGATCTGATAGTGCAATTCCAATTAAATTATGGGGTGGTATTGCAGGAATCAACGTAGACTCTGGTCAGTTTGCTGGACAATATAGATTTGTTGGAGATGAAAATCCTACAGTATACGATATGTCTGTAGAGTATGTAAATATTGGAAGTACAAGAAGGTTTTATCTATATTTAAATAATAGTCTTATTGCTACAGTTGACGACAAAGACCCTCTACCGCTATATAACAGTATGGCATTATTTACAAGAGGTTCTTCTAAGTGTATGTTTGAAAATCTATATGCATTAACTGAAAACTATTCACAAAATACAACATTTAATGTGGCAGAGTCACCTTCCGTAATATTTGGTAAAAAAGATATTAATGTTAACGATGCATTTTCAAAATATTCTATGAGTGGCATTATTCAATCAACATATCTTTCTGGTATTAGTTCTCAACAGTCTCCACAATACAATATGTATTTTGAAGAATTTGGAACAATTATGAGAGAGTGTTCTTATTTTAATATCAAGTATGATAAGGCATACCCAGCACTATATGCAAAAATATCACCAACATTTAATAATATTAAAGGATATGTGGTTTCTGGATTCTATGCCAATTCTTATGGGGCAGAATTTTTAATATTTAATGCGACAGATGCAGCATTAAATTTAGATGAAACAACTGGTAATTATTTAAGAATTCAGGGAATAACATTTACACAAGACACAACGCATTCATTGACAGTTGATGATTATTTTAATAAAAAATCTAATCTATCTTCTCCAGAATCAATTAATTCCAACGTAATAAGATCTCAAAATGTTGAGTTGCAGAAATATGATCAAATCAAACAAAGTAGATTAAGTTATGGCATAAATACATTTTCATTAAGTATGCCATATATTCAAACATCTGGAGACGCAGAAGATCTACTTGGATGGATTATAAATAAAAATATGACACCAAAAAGATTGCTTGGTGTAAATTTATTTGCTACTCCAATCTTGCAACTAGGAGATATAGTTAATATAGATTACGTAAAAGATGGTATAGATATTATTGCGGAACCATCTAAACAGTTTGTAGTTTATAATATTACTTATTCCAGATCAACATCTGGCCCAGACATGACAGTATATTTGGCGGAGGTATAAAATGAGATACGACGATAGAGAAGGCGGATACGTACTACCATCTACTTGGAGTGTTGCAGATTGGCGTAGAGGCGAAGAAAAGTCCATGGAATTATACCGTGCATGGAGAGCAGATGAACGTGGAGATAGCACTACAGTAAACGATGATGGAGACAAGGGTGATAGTGGATCAACATTTGTATATACTGCTTCTCTTGTTGTCAGTCCAACACCACAAACTCCAGCCCCAGTTGTTGCTGCTGCACCAGTTGTTCCAATAATTAAAACTGCAACGCCGCAATATATTTTGCCAGGCGAAGATGTAATGCCAGTAGAAATAATTACTGATTTAATTTTTGAAAATATTGGTGGACAAGAAATATTATCTTTAGCAAGGCATGATTTAATTAGTGGAGAATATATTCCACAACAACTTATTGCAAATGTCAAAAAAATTAGCAATGAATATGACCCTAAAAATATGTTTATATCCCAAACATCTAATAAATATTTTGCTAACTTTGCAATTAAATTAAATACAAAGGTGCCAAATATAGGAAATGGTCCAGATGGGTCTAATGTCTATGTTGACACAGACGGCGGAATTGTTGTAGAATTCATTGATATTAAGCCAGATGAGCAGGCAGACATTCAGATCACGACCAATGGTACAATATATGAGGTGGTAAATTAATGATTACAAACTCTGGAAAGTCGATTATAGCAAAGTATATGCTAGGCCAAGCACCTGCATATGCATCATATATTGCAGTTGGATGTGGGAAAAAACCACTTCAAACTGGTGACACTGTTCCAGACTATTCTAATCAAACTAATCTGGACTTTGAAATGTTCAGAGTTCCTATTAGTTCTAGAGGATATGTAATAGAAGACGATATTTCAAAAATAGTATTTACTGCAGAACTACCTACAGAAGAAAGATATGAAATTTCTGAGGTCGGTGTCTATTCGGCAGGATTTGACCCGCTATCAGTTGCAAATGATAGCAAAACAGTATTAGCATTTACAAATAGTGAAAATTGGAAAAACCAAGATGGCTCTGAAATTCTTACTATTACTAAGCCTTTAGATTTTACCGAAGGAAATAATATTATAGAAACAGAAAGCACAACGTTTTCAACTAATGCAGATAATAGAATTTTTTATAATGAAAACAGAGATTTAAGAAATGAAAGATGTAGATATTTAAATAACACTATTGCCATTAAAAGTAATTCTTCGACTATTGACACAACTGGAACTCATTTTGTTGTTAGCAGTGGTGCAGAATACATCAAGGCCACTGGTATTGCAGTAGACTTTTCAAAAAATACACCAAAAGATGAACTTAGATTTGCATTTTCCGTAGTCAATATTGATGGCACAATTAATACAAATCCAGACAAAGTTGCCCTAATGATAGAGTTTACTGGATCAGATACATCTAAGTTTGCACGTTTTGAAGCAGTTATTAATAATGGAACTGGTACTGGTCAACAAGATTTTGCAAATAATAGATATTGTGTGGTTTCTAAAGAATTACAAGAATTATACGTTACCGAAACATTTACTTGGAATTCTGTAAATACAATTAATATTTATGCATGTGCATATCAATCAAGTGTAGTATCTGATAAATTTTATATTTTGTTAGATGCATTAAGATTTGAAAATGTTTCAACAAATAATCCATTATATGGGTTAACTGGATATTCAGTTATTCAAAATGATACAGCATCTACAATTATTAAATCTCCAAATACTAGCAACTATATAGAGTTTAGATTTGGAATTGGAATAGGTTAATGGTAGATACTGGTATAAAAAAAATTAAAATTAACAAGAATTCATTACCTGCCCCATTTGGAGATGATTCTAGTTTGTATCATGATTTAAGATATAGAATTTTATCTGAAGATAAAAACAGAACCTCACATTGGTCAAACCTTGAAAGACTTTTTGTAAAAACTACAATAGAAGAAGTTGGATTTGATCCAGCAAACCCTATTACCTCTAGTATTCCTAATAGTATAGTTATAGATAAATCATTTCATTCAATTGCTCTAAATTGGACAATGCCCTCTTTATTAATTGGTGACCCTACACCAGAAGAATTGTCTTTACAAAAAGAACAGGGATCAATTTTAAGTTTTGATATTTATGTTCAATGGAGAGAAGGAAATACACCAGGCGTAGGAGAAAGTCAATGGACATGGTTAAGTACTGTTGCTGGATCTAGTTATTCAATGTCGTATGTTGATTCAAACTATGACCATGTCAGACTTAGAGTACAAAAAACAACACAAAATAAAGAAGTTTTAAATGTTGCAACATATGCCGTTACAGACTGGCATAGTGTATAATTATATAATAGGAGAAAATAATGTCAAAAATACCATTGCCAGAAAGAGGACAGCCAATAGATGTCCAGTATATGTATCAACTGGCAGATGCTGTTAATTCTATATCAGATCAAGTTTCTTCTTCTACATATAAATACGCAACAGTAGATACTGCTAGTGCTGGAAAACAAAATGTCAAAACATCAGAATTAAGAATTATTGGCGGATATTTAGACGTTGCCACAAACACAACAGTTACAGTATCTCAAGAAATATCATTTTCTTATTCATTTAAGAGCGATTATAAATATGCTCCAATTGTAACTGCTACACCAGTAAACGTTGGAAATACTCCATCAGGAATTGACGTTCGTGTTATTATTAGTTCTGTTACAACCTCTAATGTTAGTGGTGTTGTAAAGTTTGGAACTGGTGGACAGGCTTCTGTTGGTATCAACTTGATTATAGTTGGAATACCAAATTAATGCTAAAATGTAAAAGATGTAACGGTAGGATTTCAAAAGGAAAAGTTGAGAGCGAAGAGTACAATCAGTCCTCTGTAATACCAGGCAATAAAACTGTTTGGTTTTTAAATAATAGTTTAGTTAGAGTTCATCACTTTAACAGATCTGATGGAACTGTAGCATTATATAATATGACTAAAGATTGTCTTGAACTATGTTTTATTATGGATTTTAAAAAAAATAGAAAGAGGGCATACACCATAGCAGAAACTGCTAAACTTGTCAATAGACATAGAAAATATATGCCAAGTTTAATAAGACGTGGAGTTATCCCACCACCAATCGGAATGGAGGTTGGCGGTAAACGTGGATTTCAGATACGTGCATATTATTCTGAAGATCATGTCAAAGAAATACGTGATATATTGGCAACAATACATATCGGGCAACCAAGAAAAGACGGGTTGATAACAAATAATATTACTCCGACAACACAAGAATTGACAAGGCGTATGGGAGATGGTATACTTACTTATACGAAAACTGAAGATGGTAGATTTATCCCTATCTGGAAAGAAAGTATTTAATGGAATATATCAAAGACGAATATGGCAAAGACTTATTATTTGATTCTGAAACTAAATTTCAGACAATGATGGAGTGGGAAAGACCATATATGGATGCTTTGATTAATAATTTAAATCCAGTCGGAGATGTTTTAGAAATTGGTTTTGGAATGGGATATTCTGCAAATCAAATACAAAAATTTGATATAAAATCTCATACAATAATTGAAGATAATGAGACTGTATTAAAAAAATTAAAAGAATGGGCAGCACAACAAAAACATAAAGTAAATATTGTTGAAGGCTGCTGGCAAGATGTTTTGCCAACTTTAGGTAAATTCGATTCTATATTTTTTGACGATGCTCCAAATAATAAATACCCAGATCCATCAAATGTCAGGTTATATTATTTTTATTATGCAATGTTATTAAACCACGCAAATCCTGGATGTACATTTTCATGGTATTGTGATTTTCCAATATATTGGATTGTTCATCCAGATACTGACTTTAAACTAGATAGTTTTGTTATAGATGTTCCTAGTAATGCTGCCTACATTTCAACAGAAACAAAAAATAACAAAATGTTATATATGCCAAAAATTATTTTTAAAAATGGAACAACCAATAATCTTATACCAGTATGTCTGGATAAAAACTTTAATATAGATTTTTTGAATGGTTTGACAAACAAAAACTTCTATAGTAAACTATAGTTATGGAGGAAAAAATGGAAAATGAAAAAGAAACTAAGGTATCGGTAACATTGGGTTACACCTTAAACCTAGGAAACTTTCAATCACTTAGATTGGATTTAGGCGTGACGGATTCAAAGCGTGATGGAGAAAATGTAGATCAAGCATTTGAACGTGTATATAAGTTTGTTGAAGATAAACTAACAGAAAAAATCAACGAAGCAAAAGTAGAAATTTCAGAGTAATGGCAGAACGCAAAGACCGTATGGCTTTGCTTAGTCGTTACAGCAAATACCATACTGCACGATATGAAATAAAACCAATGCTTAATCTTAATGTAGAACAATGGGCAGCGGATGCATTAATAGAGTCGTATGGTTCACCTTTGTGCTATGATTTATTAGAGTACTATTTTCAAGTTGCACAAAATCCTTCGTGGAAGTATTTTGCAAACTACGCCGACAAGATATATCAATCAAGGATAGATCAAAAGGCAGATGAAAAAGATAGACAAGAGAGAAGACTTCTAGCAAGAAAGTGGTTAAGTGAATAATACAGAAGCAAAGTTAATATCTGCATTAATTAAAGACAAACAGGTCCATGTTTTATTGCAGGCTAATGTAGATAATTTATTACAAACACATAAAGATATCTGGCAGTTCATCAAAAAATATTATGAAGTTAATACCTCTGTTCCTCCAGTTACGCTTGTTGTAGAAAAATTTAGAGACTTTGAGCCACTAGAAGATGTTGGAACAACTAAATATCATCTTGAAGAACTTCAGGCAGAATATTTAAACAATAGCCTAAAGGACATTTTGCGTTCTGCAGCAAGCGATGTTCAATCTGGCAATGGAGACACCGCATTAAGCCATTTAATAAATAAAACATCAGAATTAAAAAAGAATACTGCTGTAATCAGAGACATTGATGCAACAGATATTCAGTCTGCTGTAGCGTATTATAATCAGTTAAAAGAAATGAAAGAAAAAGGAAACATTGGAATTAAAACTAATCTTCCAGGTTTTGATAACTATCTGCCATCTGGAATTACTGCTGGACAACTTGGAGTATTCCTAGCATATCCTGGAATTGGAAAATCTTGGCTTGCTTTATATTTTGCTGTACAAGCATGGAAGGCTGGAAGATCACCACTTGTCATTAGTCTAGAAATGTCAGAAACAGAAGTTAGAAATCGTGTGTTTACTATTATGGGTGAAGGACTTTGGTCACATAGAAAAATTAGTAACGGAGAAATTGAAATTGATGGATTAAAGGCATGGCATGCAAAACATCTTGCTGGAAAACCAGAATTTCATATCATATCAAATGACTCTGGAGGAGAAATATCTCCTTCTGTAGTTAGTGGAAAAATTGATCAATATAGACCAGACTTTGTTATTGTTGACTATCTTCAGTTAATGAGTCCAAATCAAAAGTCTGATAATGAAACAGTACGAATGAAGAATTTATCTAGAGAATTAAAGTTATTAGCAATTAGCGAAGAAGTTCCTATTATTGCAATTTCTTCTGCAACTCCAGACGATGTTACTAATTTAAACACAGTTCCAACTCTTGGACAAACAGCATGGTCAAGACAAATTGCATATGATGCGGACTGGGTGTTGGCATTAGGAAGAGCATCTAATAGTGATATAATTGAATGCGCTTTTAGAAAAAATAGAAACGGATATATGGGTGAATTTTTAGTTCAGGTTGATTTTGATAAAGGCTATTATAGATATAAAGATTTTGAGGATAATCGTGTATAATATTATATTATGTTCTTTCATCATAAAAGCATTAGAAAGTTTTCAATCGAAGGAGAGATCCTTGACGATTCGTTAATTGCTAGGCTCAAAGATGAATATACAAGGTTGCTTGTATCTCAAATGAGAATTGCTAACCATGTACCAAGAATAGACATAGAGCCAGACGTAACAATTAAATATAATAACAAAAGAAAAATATTTACGTTTAAAATCACAATATACGGTGTAAACGTGGGAAGAGAAAATATAGAATGTATAAAGGCAGTAGACAAAACAGTTCCGATATATATACAGAAGAGCAAGTTAAAAGAGTTGTCACAGGCTGTGGAATAACCATACAGTCAGAAATGGACGGAGACGTAATGGTCTTCTGTCCATATCACAATAACTTTAGAACACCATCTGCGGAAATTAATAAACATTCTGGAATCTTTTTTTGTTTTTCTTGTCAGCAAACTGCCACATTGATTGAGTTCGTTATGTATGTTACTCAAAGAACATATTTTGAGTCTGTAAGATTTATTAAAAGCAAAGAAAAAGATATTGATATTGAGTATGTTATTAATAAAAAATTACAGGCTGTTCCAGAATACATTTCATATGATGAGGTAACTATTGAAAGACTGAATCAACAAGCCCTGATTTCTGAACGTGCAGTATCATATTTTAAAATGCGATTAATTAATGAACAATCAATTAAAAAGTTTAAATTAGGATATTCTGAAAAACAAGACATGGTCACAGTTCCAGTTCATGCACCAAATGGTCTATGCCTTGGATTTGTTGGTAGATCAGTTGACGGCAAAATATTTAAAAACACTCCAGGATTGCCAAAATCCAAAACATTGTTTAATGTGCATAGAATTAAAACATCGTCTACAGTGTATGTTGTAGAGTCATCTTTTGATGCAATAAGATTAGACCAAGTAGGATTTCCAGCAGTTGCAACATTAGGTGCAAATGTATCTGGAAAGCAAATAGAATTGCTTCAGCAATATTTCAATAATATTATTATTATTGCTGATAATGATGAAGCAGGTGGAAACATGAGTGAGAGAATTACAGATAAACTTAAATCTCGTGTTTCTATTGTTAAACTAGACAAACAATATAAAGACATAGGAGATATGCAAGATGAAGATATTGTTAAACTTCAATATCAATTTGACAATTCCATATCTGCTATGTTACAATGAATATAACAAAAGGAGAAAACTATGAGCGTTATTAAGGGACTAAAAAATATTAATGCCCTGCTCGACAAGCCAAAGTCAGATAGCAATTCACCAAAGGTAAGATGGCTAAAACTTGCCGATGGTCAATCAGTAAAAATCCGTTTCATCGAAGAACTAGACGAAGATTCTGCAAGTTATGCTGAGTCTCGTGGTCTTGCTCTTGTTGTAAAGGAACACACAAATCCAAAAGATTACAAGCGTAAGGCTGTAGACACAATGGATACAGAAGGACGTGACTGGGCAGAAGAAATGCACAGAAAAGATCCAAAGGCTGGATGGAGAGCACGTCTTCGTTTTTATTGCAACGTTTTAGTAGATGATGGCATCGAAGAACCATATGTCGCAATTTGGTCAATGGGTGTAAGCAAGCAATCATCATTTAATACAATTCGTGAGTATGCCCTAGAAACTGGTAGCATCTCAAACCTAACATGGAAGTTAAAGCGTAACGGACAGGGAACTGAAACAAGTTACACATTAATTCCATCGGCACCAGACAAGGAACCATTTGATTGGTCAAAAGCAGAACCATATCCATTGGAAATGGCTCTCAAGAAGGTTCCATATGCAGAGCAAGAAGCATTTTATCTTGGCTTTGATTCACCATCAGTTACTTCTTCAACGAATGCTGATTGGTAATAAATGAATTACGTTGGCTTGCATGTTCATTCTCACTACTCATTAATGGATGGTGTTGCTACACCACAAGAATACGTTGATAGAGCAGTGAGTTTGGGCATGCCTGCCATCGCAATTACAGACCACGGTACAGTATCTGGTCATAGACAGTTATATCGTGCAGCCAAAGAAAAGGGTATTAAGCCAATTCTTGGTATAGAAGGATATATGTGTGCAGATAGATTTGATAGACGAGAACGGGCAGAAAGAAAAGATCCACTCGATCAAGTGTATAATCATATTGTCTTACTGGCAAAAAATAAAAAAGGTTTAGAAAACTTAAATAAAATACAAGAAATTGCATGGACAGAAGGCTATTTTAGAAAACCAAGATTTGACTTTGAGGTATTGGAAAAATACTCAGAAGGAATTATTGTCACATCTGCATGCCTTAGTGGAGTCATTGCTAAGGCAGTTGAAAAAGAAGAATATGCAATTGCTAAAAAACATATTGAATGGTTTAAAAAAGTTTTTAAGGATGATTACTACATTGAGGTGATGCCACATAACCCAGTTTTGCTTAACCATGAATTAATTAATTTGGCAGATGAATTTAACATTAAACCTGTAGTAACTCCAGACTGTCACCACCTAGATAAAACACAGCAAGAAATTCAAGAATTGATGTTAATTTTGAATACTCATGCCAAATTAGAAAAAGATGTTTCATATGAAAAATCTAAAAAATATGAAAACATGATGCGCCGTTTTGATTATTTATACGGTAAAGATAGAATGATGAGTTTTAATAAGTTTGACATTCATCTTTTGTCATATGATGAAATAAGATCTGCAATGGAATCTCAGGATATATATCGGACAGACATTTATGAAAATACATTAGAGATTGCTAACAAGGTTGAAGATTATGACATTAAAGAAAAACTTAATTTGTTGCCAGTACAGTATAAAGATTCTGATAAAGAGTTAGCAAATCTTTCATATGCAGGATTAGAAGAAAAGAAACTTACAAATGCTTGGCTTGGTAATGACATTTATGAACAAAGACTAGACGAAGAACTTTCAATTATTCGGGATAAAAAGTTTGCACCATATTTTCTAGTTGTGCAAAGTATGATTAATTGGGCTAAAAAAGAAGGAATTCTTGTTGGTCCAGGGCGTGGATCAGCAGCAGGATCTTTGGTTTGTTATTTGTTGGGTATTACAGAGATTGATCCAATCGAGCATGGTCTTTTGTTTTTCCGATTCATTAATCCAGAACGAAATGACTTTCCTGATATTGATACAGATATTCAAGATTCAAGACGTGATGAAGTTAAGGATTATCTTGTAAGACAATATAGACACGTAGCATCTATTGCAACATTCCAAGAGTTTAGTGAAAAGGGTATTGTAAGAGATGTTTCTCGTGCATTAAATATACCGTTGTCCGATGTAAACAAAGTTTTAAAACTTGTAGATACATGGGATGAATATTGCACTTCAAAAACAAGTGCATGGTTTAGAGAAAAATATCCTGAAGTAGAGAGATACGGAGAACAATTACGTGGTCGCATTAGAGGTACTGGCATACATGCTGCTGGCGTTGTCACTAGTAAAGATCCTATTTTTAGGTACGCACCGTTGGAGACACGTTCTTCTCCTGGTTCCGATGAGCGCATACCTGTTGTGGGTGTGGACATGGAAGAAGCGGAAAGAATAGGATTAATTAAAATTGATGCGCTTGGATTAAAGACTCTAAGTGTTATCAAAGATACAATTGTTGAAATTGAAAAAAATCATTTTACAAAAATTAATCTTAAAGATATAGACATGGATGATGCAAATGTTTATGAGATGTTGTCTAGTGGATACACTAAGGGTGTATTCCAGTGTGAAGCAACCCCATATACCAACCTTTTAATTAAAATGGGTGTAAAAAATCTAAATGAATTAGCAGCATCTAACGCACTTGTTAGACCAGGAGCAGCAAATACTATAGGTAAAGACTATATTGCACGTAAACATGGAAAGCAAAATGTTTCATATATTCACCAAGTAATGAAAGAGTTTACTGAAGATACATATGGTTGTATTTTATATCAAGAGCAAGTTATGCAGGCTTGCGTTAATCTTGGTGGAATGACAATGTCAGAAGCAGATAGCGTTAGAAAGATTATTGGTAAAAAGAAAAATGCTAGAGAGTTTGACGTATTTAAAGAAAAGTTTGTTGAGGGCGCATCAAAGTTTATTACGCCAAATGCTGCAAGGGATCTTTGGCATGACTTTGAAGCACATGCTGGATACTCATTTAATAAGTCACACGCAGTTGCATATTCAACGTTGTCATATTGGACAGCATGGTTAAAATATTATTATCCACTAGAATTTATGTATTCAATATTAAAAAATGAAAAAACACCAGACGGAAGAACGGAGTATTTGATTGAAGCGAAAAGAATGGGAATTCCGATTAAATTACCTCACATTAATGATTCAGATAAAGATTTTAAAATTGAAGGTAAAGGTATTAGGTTTGGGCTCAGTTCTATCAAGTTTATATCTGATAAAATTGCAGAAAGATATATTGAAGCACGACCTTTTAACTCGTTTAAAGAAGTAGAAGATTTTACATTTACTAAGGGCAATGGAGTTAACAGTCGTGCACTTCAAGCAATGAACTCTATAGGTGCATTAACTTTCTCAGATAATCCAAGAAATGATTCTTTTATTAAAGAAAATTTATATGAGTATTTAAATTTACCAGAATTTTATATTACAATTGCATCTTATTACCATGCCTTTATTCAGTCAGTAGATGAGTTTGAAGATAAAGGTTCTTTTGTTTTAATGGGAATGGTAAAAAACATTAAACGTGGTAAGGGATGGTCTAGAGTTGAGATTTTAGATAAGACTGGATCGGTTGGCATTTTTGATGAAGAACAAACAAAGATAGAGACTGGTAAGACATATTTAATATTGGCTTCTGATAATAGAATTGTATCTGCAATTCCAGTAGAGGATTTAAAATCTTCACAACATGCATTGGTCAAATTTTTAAATTACAAACAATTGCCATATTCTGATGAAGAAATGTTTGTAGTATCTTTTAATCCAAGAATCACAAAGACTGGTAAAAAGATGGCATCTTTAACAGTTGCAGATTCATCTAGAGAATTAAAATCAATTACAGTATTTCCTACAGCATTTCCTAAAGCATATATGCACATTAAAGAGGGACATCCTTATAGGTTATCATTAGGAAAAACAAAAGACGGTACAGTGATATTGGAGGATATAAATGTTTGACGATTTATCAGAAGCACTGCATAAAACAGCAGTAGAAAAAGGTTTTTGGCCAGAAGATATTGATGATATATTTATTGCAAAACAATGTATGATGATTGTTTCTGAAGTAACAGAAGTTATGGAAGCAATCAGAAAAGATAAAGGAGAAGAAGAAATATCTAAAGAAATGGCAGATATTATAATTCGAACCTTAGATCTTTATGCAGGTCTTGTTGAAGCAGGATATACCAAAATATCGTTGGACCATGCAGTAAATGAAAAGGCACAATTTAATAAAATTAGGCCAGAAAAACACGGGGTGAAATTCTAATGACAGTAACAATAGAAGAAGTTTTAGCACAGTTAGATCCAAAATTAAGAAAGACAGTAATGTCTGGAAATACAGTACCAGATACAGAGTACGCAGCAACTCCTAGTTTTGGTTTGAATCGTGCATTGAATGGTGGCTTGCCATATGGACGTCAGGTATTAATTTGGGGTAGCAAATCAAGTGCTAAGTCATCAATGTGTTTACAGACAATTGCTTTAGCACAACAAGAAGGAAAAATTTGTGCTTGGATAGATTCAGAAATGTCTTATGATCGTGGATGGGCAGAAAAATTAGGTGTAGACACAGAAAAGTTAATTGTATCTAAAGCAAGAACAATTAATGAAATGGTTGATGTTGGTGTCAAATTAATGGAGGCTGGCGTAGATATTATTGTTGTTGACTCAATTACATCCTTGTTGCCAGCAATATATTTTGAAAAGGACTCAGAT